CGCTTTTCAGCCTTCCGTCAATGTGGACCTCGCCCCAATAGACGCGATGGCCGTAAACAGGATGGCGAGCGGCGCGCGCGCTGAACACTATTTGCACGGCTAAATCTCCCAATTGTCCGGATTATCATAGGGACCGTTGAAACACTGCCGCGCGAATTGCGTCTGTATTTCGCGGCAAGTGTCGAGCCAATGTTTGCGCCAGTGTAAGAGCCAAGCGCAATTGTCGTTTGCGTGCTCGACTGGACGCCGGCGATTCCAACCCTTGCCAGCCGCTCCAGTGTGATACCCGCGCGCGCGGTCACGCGCGGCAACGTCTTTCGATTCCGCCATTCGTTCGGTAAAGCTTTGCATTTTGATCCTCGCGGTTAGACCTGACGGCAATCAGGCTTTACGTTTGTAAAGTGTCGCGCGACTAAAGTCAATCGCGAAACATTAGATTGCGCGCGTGACGTTCGGCGCCTTCCACCGATTTAAGCGCACGCGCGACATAATCAGCCGCGTTTGCACAATCGACACTGCGCAATCGAAGGCGCGCCGATTTTAGTTCCTCGATAGATTTGCGAATTTCCACAAGCCGGGACTCGTGCACGCGGAACGCGGCCATACGGTCAAATTCGCGCGCGGTAGCTTTGATTTGTCTCGCGTCCATAGTATTTCCTCGCGGTTGTCGGCAGGATTGCCGCAACGGCGCCCCGTGTTAGAGGCGCCGTGACTGCAATCATGCCGCTTGCGAAAGCGAGGCCGCGCCAGCCAGTACCAGGCCGCGCATATAATCGGCCGCCTTTTGTGCCTTGCTGGCGGCTGTGAAAATTGCGCGCTTGTCGCTTTTCAGTAGCTCTAACCAGCCGGCCAAATACGCGGCCTGATTGTCATGGGCGTTGTCAAAGCCAAATTCCGCGCAAAGGAACGCGGCGCCTAGCTCGGCGACTAGTTCCTCGGCCGCATAAGCTTGTTTGTCGAAACGTGTTTTCAAATCGCGGTCTAGCCGCGACTTGTGGCCGGTCCAGTGCACTAGCTCGTGAAACGCGGCCGCGTAGTATTCCGGCAGGGAATGAAAGTCAGACCATGCCGGGACCGTGATAAAATCGCGCGACGGGACATAGCACGGCCGCCCGGCACCCTCGCGAAAGTCGGCGCCGGTTGCGCGGATAAAATCATCGGCCAAGGCTTCGCGATTGTCTGGATTGACGCGGCCGGCATTCGGGCCCACGCGAATCGAGTCCGGCAGATTATCGCACTGGTCGACGTTGAAAACCGCAGTATGCCGCATGAACGGAATCTTGCGTGTTTCGTCATCCGACTCGGCGCCGGGCTTCGGAACTTCCAACTGCTTATAGAAAACGACGTTGAACTTGTGCTTTTCGCCAAGTCTAACCGTGCCGCCGCAATCCTTCGCTTGTTTGAATGTAAGAAAACGCGGCGCCGAATAACCCTCTTCGGCTGCAAGCCAGTAGAGCAGCACGTTGATTCCGGAATACGGCCGGTTTGTTGTCGCATTCATAGGAATCGACGTTCCAGCGTTCCAGCCCTTGACCCAAGGCATAACGCCCGACTCAAGCTTCGCAACAATGCGGTCAGTGACCTCGCCATATAGATCGCGTTTCATTGTCTTTCCTCGCGGTGTTCGGCGCCGGCAAGCGCCGCGGCAGGATTGCCGAACTTGTGCCCCATGTAGAGGCACAAGGGCTGCAATCATGTTTCAGATGATACGGGCCGAACCGTCGCCTTAATCATCCGGCCTTGCATTGCGCTCTTTTTCGACTTGTTGCGCCATGCCTTCTCGCCAAGGTGACTAATCAGCAATTCATCGTCTATTTCGATTTCGACCATTGCTTGAACGGCCGGCAGGGAACCCCAACCGAATAGCGTTGCTTTGCGTACCAGTGTTGTCATTTGCTTTGATCCTCGCGGTTACAGCGGGACGGCAATCCCGCTTGACATATGTAAAGCATGCGCCCTTTACACTTGTCAAGCCGTCCACAAAAATAAAATGCGCGCTGTGAATAGCCAAGGGCAAGACTCGTGCCACGACTCAGCATCGCGGCGCCGTTAACGCTGATTGTTGTCAAGCGCGCGCGACCATATGCAGAACGCGCATAACGCCATGACAACAGACAGGAAAGAACCGAATGCCAATAGTGGGGCTTTGCGCGGATGAAAATAAAATTGCACACCGCAACAGCCCCTCCACAAGCACAGTCGCGCGGCCAATGTCTCAAGACCTCGCCATCGCCCCACAAGCCGCAGCCGATACCCCGCCATCGCGTCAAGCCATCCAAGCACAAACCGCATCAAGGCCGCTCCGCGTAACCGGTAAACTCGCCATCGCATGCAAGCGCATAGTCTGGGAAGGCGAGGAACTTGATATCGCCGCCAAAGCAGCAGGATTGACCACGCGAACACTGCGCCTCGCCCTCGAACGTCCACACGTTATCAGCTGGATCAGAGCGCAGCGGGAGGTGTTCAGAGCGCACGTAAGCGCACAAAACATTCACCGCGCGAAGAAAATGCGTGATGAAAGCGATAATCAAATGGCTGCGCTCGGTGCAATGAAGCTAATCGAGCAAATAGGCGATCAGTCAGCGCCAGGAGCACAACAGCCAGCGTCACCGGGCCTTGTAATCGTGGTCATGGGCAATGCTGCACAGCCATCAACGGATCCCAAAGTCATCGAGCATGATTGAACTAGCGTTGAACAAGCGCACAAATATGCAAATAAGCCAGCAAATACAGGCGTCAGCACCCCCTTGTGCAGGGGATATGCGCGCGATCGATCGAGGCCGGCACCCTTCAAGCCGGACGAACGGCCACAGAGACGACCGGGGGGTAAAATCAGAGCGCGGCCCGCTATCTCCTAATCCGCACACATACATTTCCTCAATTCGCTTTGGGGGACTGGCGATTTTTTATTGAGCGGGGAAATTTTGGGAAGCGTTGAATGATTGACAGGTGGGATGGTGAGGATGGTGGCTGGCGCACGAACATCATGGAGGGTCCGCATGGTGGCGGCGGGCGACCGTTCGGCGAGGATTGGCGTAGCTGGGGCTGGCGGATGCGGATGGGGTTTGTTTTGTCGATGCTGGGCGTTGCCGGGTTTTTTGCTTTGATTATTTTTGGGACATGGATTGTTTATCGATAGGAGGGACGCATGACGGTCGCTTGCACGGTGACGCTGAGTTTCAACAACCAGGAAGCGCGGGAGCAGGAAGTTCAGTTGGTTGAGCGGGCGCTGCGGATTTTTGCGGGCGATATTCGGCGCAGCGGCGGCGCGCAGGCGTCGGGCACTATTGTCGACGGGCCGTTCGGTGTGCTTGGCACGTGGACCTATACGGCTGGCGCGGCGAGCTAGGCTGGCATGCGCTTTAGCGATGGGAGGCACAGATGGCGGTGACTTGCACGATGACGCTGAGTTTTGCGAACCAGGAGACGCGCGCGCAGGAAGTGCTGTTGATCGAGCGGGCGGCGCGGATTGCGGCGGGGGATATTCGCCGGCATGGCGGTGGCGGTGCCGATGGCGGGGTCGGCACCATTATTGACGCCACATTTGGTTCGATGGGCGCCTGGACCTATGCGGCCGGGGCGTCGAAGTAGGAGGTTTGATGAAGGAGAATTTGAACGGCGATACGGTGCTGGCGAATGTGCCGCGGCCGGTGAACCGGCAATTGGTGCAGCTGCTCGAGGCGGCGCTGGCGGATGCCAAGGCCGGCAACATCATGGGCGCGGCGCTGATTATCGCGATCGGGCCGGGGTCGTTCGTGCCGATGGTTGCGGATGGCGGGCAGAGCGGCGCGATCCTTGCGGGCGCGACCATGCTGCAGCACGACATGGTTGATCGCATGCGGCAGCCGCGGCAGTCGCCGATCATGCGCGCCGGTGCCGGGGCGATGCCGCGCGGCTGATGCACTCCATTGACCAGGTGATCGACGACAGCCGCCGCAAGTTCGTGCTCAAGGGCGGCACCAAAGTCTGTGATTTCGTCCTCTCCAATAAAGAAGTCGATATCATCGAGGGTCCGATCGGCTCGGGCAAGACGCGGGCGTTGTGCGCGCGCATCATGCGGCACGCCCAGGAACAGCACGTATCGAAAATAGAAGGGGTGCGGTTGTCGCGCTGGGCGATGATCCGCAACACCTATCCGGATTTGCGGCGCACTACCATTCGCACCTGGCTCGAAATGTTTCCGGAAGTGACCTACGGCCGCTTTAATTGGGGGCAGCCGCCGTTCCACAAGATCCGGTTTAACGATGTGTACCTCGAGGTCGACTTTCTGGCGCTCGACAAGGCCGAGGATATCGGCAAGCTGCGCTCGACCGAATATACCGGCATTGCCTGGAACGAACTGTCGTTCATTTTCGAGAAGGAACTGTTCGACGAAAGCCATTCGCGGTTGCGCTATCCGGGCAAGGACCACGGCGGCAGCGCCTGGCATGGCGTCATCGCCGACCTGAACGCGCCCGATGAGGAACACTGGCTGGCGCTGATGACCGGCCAGGTCGATCTGCCGCCCAACCTGACCGAGGACGAGCGCGCCGAATACGAGTGGCCGCCGCATTGGGGGTTCTACGAACAGCCGCCGGCGGTGCTCGAGCGCATCGGGTCCGGCGGTCAGGTGCTCGGCTACGACGTCAACCCGCAGTCGGAGAACATCGAAAACCTGCCCGAGGGCTATTACGCGAAAATGATCCACGGCAAAAAGAAGTCGTGGATCGACAGCCGGTTGCGCAACGTGTGCGTGCTGGTGGTCGAGGGCTCGCCGGTGTTTCCGATGTTCCGCAAAGAGCTGCACATTTCCAACCAGGCGCTGCGGCCGGCAAAAAACACGGCGCTTGAAGTCGGCCTTGATTTTGGTCGGCAGCCGGCGGCGATCTTCGGCCAGCAGATCGGCAATCGGGTGTTTTTCCAGTACGAATTGCTGGGGCTCAATGAGGGCGCGGTGACGTTTGCGCCCAAGGTGGCGCGCTTCATTGCGAAGCACTATCCGGAACACCGATTGTCAGAAGTCAAGTTTTGGGGCGACCCGAAGGGTGAGGACAAAGGCCAGAACGACGACAAGAACGCCTATGAGATTTTTGGCGAAAACGGCATGAAGGTGCGGGCGGCGCCCAACCTCAAGCAGAACATGATTTCGACCCGCGTCGATGCCGTGACGTCGCTGCTGACCACGCTCGATGTTGAAGGCCGCCCGCGCGGCGTCTATTCGCCGATGTGCCGCACGCTCAATGTCGGCATGCAGGGCCGCTATCATCTAATACGCGAAGAGGACGGCGAGCTGCGGCCGAACAAGAACCGCTATTCGAATCCGAACGACGCGCATCAATACCTGACGCTCGGCATGGGCGAGGGCGCGGCGCTCACCGGCCGGCCGCGGCCGGGATCGTACACGCAGCCGGTCAGGGTCTATCGTGGACGGCAGAGCATGCGCCGGGTGGCCGGATGATAAACCTTGTGCCGCTGCACGCCGCCGGCAAGCCGCGGCGATGGATCCTGTGCTTCAAGAAGTCGTCGCAATCGCGCCTGGTGCGCGTGCTGGCGTGCGGGCAATACAAGCACGTGCGCGCGTTCGGCTATGTCGAGGAATGCGACGCCTACATATTTATCGACGTGCGCTTTGGCAAAACCGACGTCTGGACCGCGCGCGGCAACGGCGCCGGGGCGCTGATGGCCTACTATGCGGAGGACTGCGATCTGATCGGAATGCCGGTGCTGGAAAATTCCGCATCGTCTTTCAGGCTCGGTTTTTACTGTGTTCCGGCCGTTAAGCATCTGATTGGGCTGCGCGGTGGGGCGTTGCGCCCCGATGCGTTATGGCGACACTGCCTGCGAAACGGCGGAGAAGTTATCGCTGATGGGCGATCCCCCACATTACGAGCAGCCGCCGCCTGACGGCATGCTGCTGGCGGCGCAAGAGCGCGCTCAAAAAGATCAAATCGACGCCATGCAGGAGAAGGTGAAGGGCGATCAGGCGTCGCTGATCGCGCGCTACGGCGCACTGCACGCACTGTTCGGTAAAGCCGGTGGCTAAGCGTCCAAAGAAAGCCGCGGTCAACAACGCGCACCCTCTCGATGAGGAAGCGAACGACCGCCTGTCGGAATGCCGCACGCAAAAATCGGCGTTCGAGCTCGACATGCGCGAATGCTATTTTTTCACGGCACCCTTGCGCGCGCGGCAAATCTCGTCATCGGCCAGGCTGCCGAGCACGCCGATGCACGACGACGGCTTCCTGCAGACCTCGGCCGGGTTCGAGGTCGCCGGCGATTTCGTCACCGAGGCGTCGAACACCTTCATGCCGCAGGCCGAGCAGTGGTGCGAGCGATCGCGCGGCTTGCAGATCACCGAAGGCCAATGGAAGCAGGTCGAGACGCAGGTTCGCGACGGCGACAAGCAGATTTTCGAGGCCATCAAGGGCAGCGGCTTCTATGCCGAATGGGCGAAGGCGGCCTATCCCGACCTGTCGATCGGCACGATGGCGCTGTTCATCACCGACCCAAATCCGACCTCATCGACCATCCGCACAATGGCCGTGCCGCTGCGCGAACTGGAAATTGCGCTCGGTCCATTTGGCGACGTCGACGACCGCTTCATCGTGCGCTTCACGAAAAATCGCTACATAAAAGCGCTGCTGCCGGGCATTCCGATTCCGGAAGATATCGCCGCTGAAATCGACAAGAACGGCGACCATGAAACGGAAGTGCGCTGGGGCTACTGGCGCCTGTGGGAGGAAATCGGCGACGAAACCTGGCAGCACGTTGCGATGATTAAAGATCGCGTCGTGCATTCGGCGAGGCTGAAAGGCGAAGGGTGTTGCCCGCTTATTGTCAGCCGCTTCAATGCCACCGCCGATTGGGCGTACGGCCTCGGCCCGACAATGACCGGGCTGCCGGAACTGCGGCAGATCGACGAACTGGAAGGCCAGAAGATCAACCATATTGAACTGAACCTAAGCCCTCCGATCTTCATTCCGGACGACAGTTTTGCCGCCGTCGAGCAGGGCCTAGAGCCCGGCATGGCCTATCCGATCCGCGCCGGATCCGAGAAATCGGTAGTCAGGGCCTATGAGCCTGGCCCGCCCGAAGCTGGCGTTTACTTGATCGACGACAAGGTTCGCCGGCTCCGCAAGCATTTTTACGTCGACTATCCCGAACAGCGCGGCGACACGCCGCCGACGCTCGGGCAATGGATGGACGAGCTCGCCCGCGCCCAGCGCCGCATCGGCACGCCGGCGCTCACGTTCTGGCAGGAAGGCCCGGCGCAGATATTCCTGCGCTTCAAGTATCTGCTCGAGCAACGCGGCATCTTGGATCCGATCAGGGTCAACGGCAATATCGTGGCGCTGCGCGCGATCAACCCGGCCCAGCGCGCCGCCGAACAGCAAGAGATTGCGACCGCCGTTCGCGCCATTCAAATCCTGGGCGGCGCCTTCCCCGAAGAGTTCAAGGCCTTCATCGACGGCCAGGCGACCATGAAGGCGTTCACGGACAAAATGCGCGTCACGTTGCTCAAATATCGTGACAAGCAACAGGTCGACGAAGCCGTGAACATGATCGCGAAATTGATCGCCGGCCGCCATCCGCCGACCGCAGATCCGGCCCAGGCCGCAGGCCTTCCATGATCGATGATGACCTAGTGAAAGAGGCACTTGTTCGCTTCGCGCGCTCGAAGGATGGCGCCGTTGTTTACGTCGGATTCCAGAAGATTGTAATGGGGATTCCGACCGATACCGAGGTTGGGGCGTTGCGCGAAAATGTTGGCCGCCGCAGGTTGGCCGCAGAACTGATGGCTGTGATGGCCGAAGGAATTGCGGAGCCGATTGGTGACGGAAGCAAATCAGAACAGCGGCCAGCAGCAGAGCGGCCAATCATCTTCCAACTCAGGCAGCCAGCAGCAGTCGCAGGCCAGCGGGGCGCAAGACGGCGCATCGGGTCAGCAGCAGAATCAGAATAGCGGCCAGCAGCAGCAAAGCCAGGGTGCAGCACAGCGACCGGCCTACGTTCGAGAGAAATTCTTCGACGCGGCCACCAACCAAGTCAAAGAGAAAGAATACAACGATTACATAAGCGGCCTTGAAGCGCGCGCCGCCGAACAGGACGTGCGCAAGAATACACTTCCGAAAACGGCTGACGGCTACGAAGTGAGGCTTCCGGCTAACTTCACGCCGCCGGAAGGCATGACTTTCGAATTTGACAAGAACGATCCGGGTTTGAAGCGCGCGCGGGAAATAGCGCTGGCGCGCGGGATCGATCAGGAAACCTTTCAGGACATGCTTGGTGTCTACGCCGGCAACAAGATCGGCGAACTGCAGCAAACCAACGAGTTAGTCAAACAGAACCGCGACAAGCTGGGCTCGGCCGCTGATGCGCGCCTGACCGCGATCGATACGTGGTTCACCGCCAAAGTCGGCGAAAAAGCAAAGCCGATGATGGCCGCGCTCAAGCAGTATCCGGTTGTCGAAACGGTCGAAGCTTACGAGGCGATCATCCGGCAATTCTCGAACCAGGGCGGTGCCGACTTCGATCAGCGCCATCGCACCGAGAAAGATCAAAACGAAATTCCTGGCTACGAAAATATGACGTTCGAACAGAGGCGTCTGCATCAGATGCAGCAGCAGGAACAACGCAGGGCCGCCGGCGGCGGTCGGTGAGGGAGTAAGCCATGCCTACGATTAACGTATCAATCACCGCGCCGATTACCCTTGTTGAATACGCAAAGACGTTGCCGACGAACGATCCCAGCCGGACGTTCGTGGAAAACATGGTCAAGTCGTCGGATTTGATGGCGACCATTCCATTCCTGCCGGCGACGCAGGGCAAAAAGGCATTCAGCGACATTGCATCGCTGCCGACCACCGGCTTCCGCGCTTTGAACACGGCGGGCACGGACGTCAGCGGCACCTTCAACCTGCGCGAAGAAGATACCTTCTTCATCGACGAATACATCAAGGTCGACCGCGCCATCGTCGACCGTCTCGGCATGGAACACCGCGCCAAGCAGGAAAACCTGCTCAGCATCGCGCTCGGCCAGTTTTTCAGCCAGCAAGTCATCAAGGGCGACCGCACGTCGAACCCGTCGTCTCCGGATGGCATGCAGGTTCGTTGCCCGACCTTGAACGTGAACAACCTGCACAACTCGGTCGCATCTGGCGGCGCCGCCCTCTCGCTGTTCAACCTCGACAACCTGTATTGGCTGGTGAACAAGCCGACGAACTGGATTTTCCCGCGCTCGCTTATGCCGTTCGCCGATGCGGCTGCGCGCAACTCGACGCTCACCGGCTCGACTTTCTACTACGAAAAAATCGAGGGCAACGACTTCGGTCGGCGCGTGATCCGCTACAAGGGCCTGCCGATCCTGTTCGGCTACGAACCCGACGACACGCCCGACATGCTGCCAATGACGGAAGTGGCCTTCGGCGGCGGCGGCGCGGTCACAGGCTCGATCTATTGCGTGTCGCTGCGCGATGGCGGCTTCTACGCAATCGAACAAACGTCACTCTCGGCCGTCGACGAAGGCTTGATCGTCGGCCAGCCGTTCTATTCCACGCACGTCAAATGGGATTGGGGCATCGCGCGCGAGCACCCGCGCTCACTTGCGCGCCTCGACTCAATCTCAGCGGCGGCATTCGTCGCGTAGCGGAGCACCTGATCGGTAGGAGTTTAATATGCCTCTCACGAACAACACGCTTCCTTCGATCCCGCCGGAATGGATCGTTCCGCTTGACGCAAACATGCAGTTTTGCTCGGCGCAAAACTTGGTGGCGTCCGGCTTCCTGACCAACGTCAACACGTTCCTCGATGTAGGCCCTGGGCGGTTCGAGGGCCATCTGGCACTCGATATCACGGTCATGGACCTTTCGAGCGTCGACGAAACCTATCGGTTCTTCCTGCTCGGATCGAACGACAGCGCGTTCGGCAACGGCAACTGCGATATCCTGTGTTGCCGCGACTTTGCCGCCGCCACCGCGGGGCGCCTGATCCCGACCCTGGTCGCGCCGACGTCGGCTGTTCCGTCAACAGGCCGCGCCGGGTCGCTCATCGTCCTGCCGTTCACGAACTTCATTCAGGGCTTCGTGTTCCGGTACTTGAAACTCGACGTCATCATCGGCGGCACGACCCCGAGCGTCACAACGACCGCTTGGGTTGCCCCGCAGGAAATCGTTCAGGGCTGATCGAGGCACTGACAGCGGATTGAAGAAAGAGGTCGGTCATGGCTGAAAGAGCAAGCGCGTTTCGCACGCTGTATCACAGGGATGCAGAGGGCAAGGTAAAGGCCGTGTCGATGCCACTCGTCGATGCCGGCCACGCTCTATCGTTTCCGGACGAATGGAGTGAGACGCCTTGGAGCACGGATGGCAAGCCAGGCAAGCCGGTGGTGGACATTGATCCCGATTGGCAAGACCTCAGACCGACCCAGCGCATAGCACTTGCCGTTAAGCTTGGCGCCGATCGCAAGGGCCTGACTGCGGCAGAGGCCGATAAGGTCATCGCCGAGGAAGTCGTGCGCCGCGAAGCGGAAGCCCCGGCTCTGGCGGCAGCGGCCGAGAAAGCCGCGGCCGATGCGGCTGCAAAAGCGAAGGCTGACGCCGAGGCGAAAAAGAAAGCCGACGCCGAAGCGAAAAAGAAAGCGGCTGCGGGCGTATAACGACCTCAATCCGAGGCCGCCATACACGAAGGTTCGCGCGGCCTTTTGCTAAAGGAGCGCGCGAATGCTCAGACGGCTTATCATCGCAATTGCCGCCCTCGTAATGTCGGGGGCGGCTGCACATGCGGCCTCCTGCTATATCTCCGAATTTAACATTGCGCTTCCGGCCGGCGCCCAAATTGCCACGGTTCCTCCCGTGGTTGTTCAAACGCCAATCACGATCGGCGCATCGACGCAATCGGCCGTATTCAACGCCGACACCAAGATGGTTCGGATCGTTTGCGATGCAACGGCGGCCATTGTGTTCGGAACAAACCCTACCGCCACCGTGGCGACCGGGATCCCGATTAGCACAGAGTCGACGGAATACTTCGGTGTTCGCACCGGCGACAGGGTTGCGGTGATAACGCGATGAAGCGAGCTGCCATCATAGGCATCGTAATTGCCATGCTCTCGACGCTGAGCGCATCCGCGTGGGACGGCCACATGGGACGCACGTTCGGTCGGCTCGGCGCAATGCCCAAGGGCGGCAGTGGCGGCGGTTCTGTTGTGATCCCATGCACGCAAACCGGATTGATTTTCACAACGGGATGCAACCTGATTCTCTACGTTGTTGTGTTGCTCTAGGAGGGCGCATGATGAAACGCTTACTATGGACTTTGTTGTTCGCCCCCCTCCTGATCGGGCAAGCGCTGGCAGCTGACAATACGCTTCTGGTCACGCCATGCGCGGCCGGCTGTATCACGACCAAATCGAAGGACGTTGGCGCCGGCGTTCAAGCAGCACAGCCCGTCATTTCCGACGTGTCAGGCAATCCGATCACCGTGCTATCGGCTGGCGCGGACACTGTAACCAATGCGACGAACGGTCTGCAGACCTACAATTTCCCATTGGTTTTTAACGGCACGACCTGGGACCGGCTACGCGGCGACGCCACTAACGGCGCGTTTGTAAACATCAAGACGTCCGTTGCGCTCGCGGTAACGCAATCCGGTACATGGTCAAACCGGGTTACGGACGGAACAAACACTGCGGCCGTCAAAGCAACGACGACCGCCGCAGCCGCGGCCGATCCATCGCTTGTCACGAACGAAAGCCCGAACTCGCAACTCAGCACCGCGACCGGCGCCATCGCTGACTCGGCTTATGCCGGCTCTGGATCAACGACAATCATCGGAGCCTTGAAGGGGATTTACGCCGCCGCAGTCAGCGCAATCATCGCCGGAACAAACCGGATCGGTTATGTGACCGACGATCCGTGCGACAACATCAGCGTGAAAGTAAACGTCCCGATCAGTCAAACAGCGAACACCAAGATCATAAGCGCGACGTCGGCAAAGAAGAATTACATCTGCCATATTCTTCTCATCGGTGCCGACGCTGAAAACCTCTCGATCGTAGAGGGAACCGGAACGGTCTGCGCTACAGGAACGGCCGCGATGATCGGCGGCACGACCGCAGCGAACGGCACAAACCTTGCGGCGAATGGCGGCTACCAGGCCGGCGGCGGTCGCGGGAGCATCACATTCAGCACCGGATCGAACGTCGACGTTTGCCTGTTTCAATCGGGCGGTGGCCGCGTCGCCGGAAATATAATCTACGCTCAACAGTAGAGCGGCCGGCATGAAACGAATTATCGCCTCACTGATCGGGCTGGCGCTCAGCGCGAGCATCGCGTTCGCGCAAGTGCCGATGACGCACGCCGGAAAGGCATCACCGTCAACTGGCGGGGCAGGTTGCGCGGAGGCGACGAACTGGCTTACGGCAGCATCGTCGGCCGGCGCCGGGTTAAGCGGCACGGTCCAGGGCTTTTACACGACACTGATTTGCGGCCTTGTCGCGCAAAGCAGCACAATATCTGGCACGCTTTGGAGCCGCACTGACTTCCTCGGCGTTTACGGCACGACGAGCGTCATTGCTTCCGGAATAGACCTCAAGAGCGCTACGGCAACACAGACCTATCCATCGGGTCAGCCGACGTTTACCGCCGCAACGCCAGGCACTCCTGTCGCGGCAGGATTTAGCGGCGGCTCGTCGAAATACATCAACCTTGGTTTCAATCCGAACACGCAAGGTGGTGGCGGTGGCTGGCAGGCTGGCGGCCTGTTCACTATGTTGTATCTGACGCAAAGCCGAACCACCGTTAACGGATCAAACGTCCAATTCGGCTCCAATACACTTGCGACAGGTTTTAGCATTTACTATTCAATCTTAAGCGCGGCGAACACATCGTCATGGACGCTTAACGACGCCAGCTATGCGACCGCCACAAGCGGCGCCAATGCTCGTGGGCTTTATTTCGGCTCGCGTCATACGGGGAACGTCTACGACCTTTACCAAAACCCCACAACAGGAACGCCAAACCAGATCGGCACCAACACAACTGTTATAGGAGCTACCCCCAACGGGAACCTGTACGTACTTTGCTGGAACGTAGTCGGCGGCAGCCCCTCGAACTTCTCCGGGTCGGACGACACCGTTGGCGCGGTCGCCGGGGGCATCGAACTCTCCGACGCCGATGTGGCCGCTTACGGTAAACTTTTGAACGACTTCGCGACGTCGATGAGTTGGAATACGTACTGATGTGGATTAGGTCGGCAGTCTTTGCTGCTCTGCTCCTTTTTGCCGCCCCGCAAAGTGCAACGTCGCCGCCGGCCCAAGCGCGGTTTGTTGGCCACACAACGCCGATCCCTGCGCCTGCGGTCGCCGCCGGTCAAACAAGGCTCGTTTTTTCAAGCCGGTTTCTTCCATCGGAAATTGACCTCGCCAATAGCGGGAGCGCCGGATTCAAATGGTACATACGAAGGGCGTGGCCGCAAGTCGGCGGGCCTTCGAGCGCGAACTGGCAACAAGACGGGTGGGCGGCTTTCGACACGAATCCGAACACGGCCGCTAATTATTCCTTCAATCTAAACGGCTCAGCCAACGTCTCTACGACAAATTCAATTTCGCTCGCGTCGGCTGCCTACAATGGCGCGGGTGGATACGTCGGCCAGGTATTTGGCGGCGGCGGATATTTTGAAGTCACAGGCTCGTATTCGGTTACGCCATCGCCTCCTGGCTTCGGCCAGCTCGCGATCATGTGGCATCACTCTATAAATTGGTTGTTGGGACAGACAGCGGATTTCATCGAGGTTGATACGCAAGAGCACGGCAACCTTGGCCCAGGGACAAATTTCAGCACGCACTCAGGTTCTGTTCATTGGCACACGGATCAGTTCACCGCGCCGAGCGGCCACCCTACAGGCGATTGGATTAGTCTCGGTTGTGACTGCACGAACAATTCGCCGGATATGGACGGCAAGCTTCACACGTGGGCTTGGCGTTGGAAAACGAAAGCTCAGAACGGCGGGACCGGCGAATTGACGTTCTATCAAGACGGCGTGTTGCAATCGACAAAGGTGGCGCCCGACGTCATGGATACGCAAAGCTATATCATCTACATCAACGGCACGGTCACAGTGCATTCAATCAGGGTTTTCCAACAGTGAGCCCGAAGGCGCGCTTGGTCTTTCGCGCAAAACATTCGCCGTACAGGCGGAATCGCTCATCGTGTCCGTGCGTGTGCAGGTTATCATAGTTTCGATCAAGCCAGAGATTGTAGCGAAAGCGCAATAGAACGTTCTGAAACAGATGGGGCGTCAAAATAATGCCGACAAAAATGCCGCCAGAGAAAAACGCTAAACGCTCCAACACAGCCCGCCCCTTTAATTCGCGCGCTACGTGCCTCGCGGGGCGTTGCGCCCCATTCACAATATGCGACTAAACAGCATGATTATACGGCGCAACCATCGGTCGGCGTCAATAATAACTTCGCGTCGTCAACTGCTAAAGGGAGCTACAATTGTAGCGGCGCCGCTCATTATTCCGCGCAAGGCGCTCGGCTGGCTTCATCACGGTGGCTCGGCGCCAGTGACCGGCAAGCTAACGATCACCAAGACCTTCGACACCAACACCGGAAGCCGCGCCTCGCCGGGATCGGCCTTTGGCGCCAACCCCGTTCAATACAACGGAAAAACCCTGTCGAATAGTTACTTCGATGCCGTTGATGAGTCTTGTGGCCTCCTGCAGACGGCATTCTGTTCGACGCCATTTACGCTGAAACTACAGTTTGGCTTTGGGACGATTAACAATACGCCAACCGGTTCGCTGGGTATTAGTGGTGACGGTGCTGGCACTTTCCCAATGGACTTTGTACCCGATTTCAAGAACCGTTTAATTGGGAAAGCCGTTACGGTACAGGCCTTAGCCTTCGCCAACGCGCTTCCGGGTAGCAACCCGTTCTCAACTTTCCCGCTAGCTTGTTCCCCCGGCTGGTGTGAGTGGATGGGGTTGCCGCCTTTCAGCAATGGATACCCTAATCCGCATGGTTTCATCGGGATAGGCAGTGGGTTCAATTATACTTGGTCACACAACGATACTTTCCAAGGAAGCACGTTCGACGCGGTTGGCGTTCTCCTGCACGAAGAAACGGAAATGATGTGCCGGTTCGCCTCGCCAAGCCCAAACTCATCGCCTGCTCCGAAGCAAGGCAACTACGTCTGCTTCTCATCAGCTGGTGTCTACGCAACGTCTCAGACCGGAAGTCAGTACGTTTCCCTCGATGGCGGCGTGACCAACCTCTACGCAACAAACTGCCAAGGTTCCGGTGATATGCTAGACCTACAAGGAACCGCGTATGTGCCTTCTGGCGGTGGCGCCAATTTCCAACAATGGGAAGCGCGTACAAAGCAGCAGATGGATTGCCTCGGCTGGCAGTGGAGCGGGTTATGAAGCTCTTAGTAATACTGGCGATCTTGCAAGTGCTTCCGCTTCGTCAGGGGCCGTATTACCTTCCGCACGGCTGGGTGTCGATGGTGGGACCCGGCGATCAAGCCAAGCACCTTGACCCGGATTGCGTCTACACCAACAACACGGATCGAGAGGTCACTGTCAGGCTTGAAATTACCGGCAATTCCTGTCGATACGTCGTAATCAAGATCGAATAGAAGCGGACGTTGCCGGGGCGTTGCGCGCCCCAGGCCCGAGGCTCAGATTGCCGCAAATCCGGCTCCGGAGGCGGCATGTTCGACAAGCTTAGCATCATCGCCGACGAACTCGCCCAAACCGGAGATTTCATACCGGCCACAGCTGATGACGGCTCGGATGAATGGAACACGTGCAGCCCGGCCTACGAGCGCGCGGTCCAGAGCGTTACCCAGGCGCATAACTGGAATTTCGAAACAAACGTAGTGACCCTCAACCGGGTCGGGGATTCGCCCGACGATATGTTCGAGGATGCCTATGCCAAGCCGAACGGCGCTTTGTCGATCGTTTGGGTGCGGGTCAACGGTATGCCCGCGAACTACACGATCATCAACAACCAGATCGTCCTGACGGCCGCCGGCGGGATTATCACTTGCAAATATACGATCGATGCCGGCCCGGCGAACTGGCCTCCGATGTTTGCCGATATCATCCGATTGCACGTTCGGGCGGCGATCTACCGCGGTCTGCATGAGGATCCGGCCCAGGCCGATCGAGAGGAAGGCAAGGCTCATTTGGTCCTTCTGCAGGCGCAAACCCGCGTCGATCAGGACACGCCGAAACGTGCGCTTTTCAATGGCCGGGCACAGAGCGCGCGGTTCGTTCGCCGGCCTTATATCCGTATGCCGCCTGGATGGGGCGGTACCGGGATTCCCAGCTAGCGGGCCAAAATGATCCCGCACATGATGAACCCACAAGACGACTTCTCGGCCGGCGAACTCGACTCCGAGTTCGTGCGCAGCGACAACCCGTTGGCGCGCGCGGGCTGCCGGCAGATGATAAACTGGCGACTGCTTAATTCGCGCAAACCGACGAACCGGCCGGGCCGCCGCGCGCTCTATTTGGAGGCCGGCCGCGTCGACCAGATCAAGATACCGACAGGCATCGTCTACGACATTTGCTTTGGGGCAGATGGCAAGGTGCGTATTCGGGACGCCACCGGCGCCGTGGTGCGTACCACGGCCAGCTCGTTCGGATGGAATGCGGGCACGGTCGATCAGATTACATGGACAGCGGTCAAGTCAGGCGTCATTTCGACTGACATTGTGATTTGCTTCAACGGAATGCAGCCGATCGTTATGACCTTCGACGGCGTGTCGGCATGGTCAGATGCGGTGCTATTCGCCTTTGAACTCGACGGCGGTGGAAACGAATTGGTGCCGTTCTTTCGCATCGCGCCGGCACTTATCACGTTGACGCCGAGCGCGACGGTGGCGGCCGGTGCCGCCGTCAACTTCACGGCATCTGCGCCTGTGTTTGTGGCCGCACACGTCGGCGCTCAATTCCGGTTTGCCGGCTCCCGTTTTAGGGTCACTGGATTTGTGAGTTCGGTGCTCGTCAATGCGATAGCGATTGAAGCGGTTCCGATTGTTTTCACCATTGGGTTGGCCGGCTTGGTGACATTTTATCAGGTCGGGCAATTGGTCGAGGGATCGAACACAAATTTTACCGGCATCGTCACCGCCATAAACACCGGAACAGGTGCCGTCGACGTTCAATCACTTTTCCCGCAACGCACCCCGGCGGCCGGCGAGCGGCTGATAAGCGTTACCGCTGACTTAGGAATAAACACGGTAACAGCTATAGGGCCGGTTCCATGCACGGTTTGGGACGAACAGATTGTGTCAGCCGCGCGTGGCTGGCCGTCGTCGTGTTCCACCGATCAGAGCAGGTTGATCTTTACAGACTTGCCAAGCGTGTCCGGCGCCGTCCTGTGGGGCTCGACTGTCGGCGCCTACAAATTTGATATCGGCGCCCAGCCGACCGATGCGATGGCAGAGGTTATCGAGGGCAAGCCGCGCGTATTTCATGTGGTGCCGACCGATGGCGGCGAGCTCGTCTTTACCGACCGCGAATTGCTCTACGTGCCGATCAGCGAGACGAACCCGCTGAAACCTGGCTCCGTCGTGTTCCGCCATGTGTCGCCGGAACCGTGTTCTCGCGTGCGGCCGGTGCGGACGTCTGACGGCGTGTTGTATGTGAACGCAGGACTTAATCGCGTTCTGGCGGTTGTCGGCGCCGGGCTGAGCTACGCGATCAAGCCCTACGACGTTAGCGATCTCACCGAGAACCACACGCACCTGTTCGCGAATATCAGGCAGATTGTCGTCGGCACTGGCGATAGTCAGTTCGCCGAAAGGTATGCCTATGTGCTCAAGTTTGACGGTGGCATTATCACCGGCAAGTACGACAAGGCAAAGGAGGCGATCGGCTGGATCCCGTGGTTGGGACGTGGCGCGGTGAATGCCATATCGGCGTGGCAATCGCGCGTCTTGTTCACAACGACTTATACGTTGGGACTCGCGTTTCCCTCGATGGTGGAAGCGCTCGACAACACGAAATATCTCGACACGGCCATTCCGATAAATGCGATACCAACGCAATTGACGCCGCCTGTCGGGAAAGGACCGCTGTGGTGGCTGCCAGGTTTGCCGGTCGATCTTATGGACGGCCTTCGGCCACTCGGCACGTACCAGACCGACGGGGATGGTTTTATCATTCCGAACACGCCGGGCGAGGATTTGACAGCGGTCACGATTATCGCCGGCACGCCTTGGACGCCTGTCATCGAACCGTTCATGCCGAACGCGCCGGCCGGCGAGGACCGGCAACAGCGCATGCGACGGCGCAAGATCATTCGCGCCGGCGTGACCGTGAAAGACTCGACGGGCTTCGTGTTTTGCAGTCGGCGCATTCCTCTCTACAACGTCGATG